GTGTCGCCCGGGGTCCGCTCGACGCCGAGCCGTTCCGCTTCCTTGCGCACGAACGGCTCGGCCGCGATCGCCGCGCCCGCATTGACCGCGCCCTCTTTCAGACCGGTCATGATGATCTGCCGCGCCGCGCCGCCCGCCGCGCCGCCGACCGGGATGAAGGCCGTCAGCCATGTCTCTGGATCGTCCCAGCTCGCGCCGATCGCGCCGATGAAGGAGCCGACCTTGCCCATGCCGGTCAGCCGCTCGGCTGAGAGGCTGGCCTTCTCCATGTCGGCCCGCTGCCGCACCGTCGCCGCCGCCGTCAGGCTGGCGTCGTCATGCACATCGTCATGGCCCTTGATGAGGCCCTTCGCCCGCGCATCGGCCAGCGCCCGCCAGAATTGCTGGCTGCGCTGATCCTTGCCATTGCCGCCGAGCGTGGCCATCGCCTCGCTTGTCAGGCCGAAATCGCCATAGCCGCCCTTGCGCAACTGGCCTGCGAGATCGCGATATATGTCCGTGCGATAGCGGATGCCGTTCGATCCGGTATCCGGCCCCGTCTGCGCGACATTATAGCCCACGCCGATGCCGCCAAAGAAACCGGTGTCCTTGGGGGCCTCGGCGATCGGCGTCGGGCTGGGGCGGACCTCTACGCTCCAATCACCGCGAGGATTGCGGGGGTCCGTCATTTGCCGTTCCACGAGAAATAGACGGTGAAGTCGGTGCCATCCTTCGCCTTCAGTGCGCGCCCAGCGCTATCGACCATCGCATATCGATCGCCGCCAACATTGACGGGCGTGTAGTAGCGACGGATTTCGGCGGCGGAGACGGTGCCCCCGCTCGAATGTGCACCCGTCATATTGCGTCGGGAGAACTCTCTATCGAAATCTTCCTGGCTCATCCTGTAGGGAAGGACGATCTTCTTGCCGTTCCACTCTCCGACGCCGCCCTGTTTCACCCCGTTGCGCGCCCAGGTGCCGCCTAGTGCGCGGTGCAGTGCTTCATCCCAGATTTCGTCTGTGAGCGCCTTTGCTCGCCTTTCAACGACAAGCGTATCGGCGATGCCTTCGACCGCTTGCTTAACACCGAGCTGATAGTCGACACCCATCTGAACGAGAGCACCACCGACGCTGCGCCCGAACTTGGTATCCAGCAGGGATGGCGTGACCGCGCCGGGATTGATTTTCCCCGCCGCCTCGCCGCGCAGGAGCAAGGCGCGGGATTGGGGCGTGAGCGTCGTCGCGACAATCATCAACCGGTTGCCGGGGTCGACCTGCCGAGCCGCCGCCATGGCTGCGCCGGTCGAGAAGTGCGCCAGCGCGTCGGCGACCTTGATCTGCCCGGCGAGGCCGCTTTTCGCCAGCGCCTGATACCGCTCGACATCATCCGGCCCGAGCGGCTGCGGCACCGCCAGCCCGCGGCGCTGCGCGTCGGCGACCGCATCCCGCTCGCGCTGCGCGAAGCTGGCAGGGTTGGCATCGTCCAGCGCCGAGGCATAATTCGGCTCGGCCTCGCGCATTTTCGTCCGCAGCGTGTCGAGCTGCTCATGCTCGGTCACCAGATCAGGCTTGCTCCGCCAGTCGGCGGTGCGCTCGATCACACCCATGCGCTGCGAAATCTGCCCGGCATCAGCATTGCCGTCGCCATATCGAGTGTTGATCTCCGCCTTCACCGCGCTGGCGCGGAAGGTATAGGCGCGATCGGGCTTACCCTCTGCCTCCGCTCGCTCCGCCGCTGCGCGCAGCGCGTTGGGATCGACGGCACCCCCATCATCCGCCTGCAATTTTAGCGCATCTTCCGCGTTGGTAGCGAGTTGGGCTTGCTCGCGCGCCACCCGCTCGCCCGCAATCCTCTGGCGATCGATGGCGGCATCAGCGCCGTTGCGCAGGGCGCGCATCTGGTCGGGCGAAACCAGATCATCGAACTGCCCTCTGTCGAGCAACACCTTGAGGGCAAGCGGGTTTTGCTCTCGCATCCCGCCAGCGAAGCCGAGCGCCGCCGCCTGCTCCTTATAACGCAGTATCTTTTCCTGCACATCGGCAGAAAGCCCGGTCATTGCCGCCACGCCCTGACGTGCAAATTCCAGCTCTTCCCGGAACTTGCTAGGGTCAGGGTCACGCTGGAGCCGGTTGCCGACAATATCGGCCGCCGCTTGATGATCGGCCACCATCTTGCCGATGCGCGCACCCTGCTCATATTCATAGGCCGAGCCGCGCGCGCGCGCGCCGAACTGCGCCATCTGCTCGCGGGCGCTGTTAATCAGGCGTGTCTCGGTCAGTCCCTTGACAAGCTCGCTACTCTCGGCCTCCCAAGCATCGCCAATGGCTTGAGCATGCCCAGCGCCACCGGGAGCAGGCGAGTTGCGCAGATCGAGGGACAGCTTGTCCATGCGCTCGCGCGCGGCAGCGAAGCGCGCATTGAAATCGGCGGCCTCCTGATCGGCTTTCTGCTGTCTCTCGATCTGATAGGCCGATATTTTGGCGCGGTGCAGGCTGTCGCCGACCCGCCCGATGGCCGCGCCCACATCGGCGCCAAAGGCGTCAGCGTTGGCAGAGGGCAGGGCCGCCGAACGGCCAGGGCCGGACTGCTGCTGATAGCCGCGCTCCTCAATAGCCATAGCTGCTGCCCGATGGCGCGAAGGCGCGCGAAACGCGGTCCTGATTGACGACGATGCCCGTCTCATTGGCGCTGGGCGCGGAAGTGGTCCCAGATTTATTGGCAGCCCAGTCTGCCTTGAAGTCCAGCACGTTGGACGCAGCGTTCAGCATCCCGGCAGTATAGGCATTCTTGCCCGCCGCCAGCGCCTGCGCCCCTTGCACACGATAGCCGATGGCGCGCGACTGCGCCTCACGCCGGGCATTGAGCGCATCCATGGTGGCGTTGATCTGGCTTTCGGTCAGGGCGTCCAGCGCCGATCCCGTCCCGATCTGAAAGCCGTTGCCCGCCTGCGCGCTGATCTGGTTGCCCATGGCCTGCCGCGCTGCCTCGCGGATCTGCGCCACCTGTGCCGCGCCCTCGCGTTCGGATGAAATCGCGTTCTGCTCGGCAACTTTCTTGTTGTACTTTCCGGCCTCATAACCGGCCGCACCGTTGACCAGGCTGCCGACCGCCTTCACCGCGTCCGTCATCCGCCGATCCTTTCCAGCAGCATGTGAGTTTCGGCGGCCGCGCCGTAGCGGCGCAGGACGTGCGCTGGGCGCAGGCCCGACAGCATGGCGAAGCGAACCTCGCGCGACGGCCGCAGCATCGCGATCTCGATCATCTGCTGCGCATCGAGGGCGGAAAAGCTGGCGAGCAGCGCATCGGCGTCGACCGACCGGGCAATCGCCTCGATCCGATCATAGCCACAATCCAGCACACGCGCCCGGGCGAAGCGGGTGACGGCCAGATGCGCCGGTCCGATCCCATTCGCCAGTATCGCCCAGGTGATGACGTGCGAACCCCCGAAGGTCGCGCGCATCCCCAGGCACGCGACCAGATCGCCATGCCAGGAACAGGCCCACGCCTCCCCCCAAAAACCGCTTGCGCCGACGCCGCACAGCATCTCGGCATCTTCCCGCGTGGCCGGGGCGGCGAGGCCCATTTGCATCCTTTGATCGGGGTGACGCTCGATCGACAATATGTCGTCCGGGGAGCAAAGGCGCACCGACAGGCTCAAGCGTCATCTCCCACATCAATGCGCGGCATGGCGGCGACTATCGTGGCGGGCAGGGGGTCGCTGGATACGAACTCGGCCTGACCGTTCCGCGTCCAGCTGGACGAGACCGATTTGCTGCTGTCACCCGTGTAAGGCGCGATCGGCTCATCCATTTTGGCACCGGCAGGGCGGTCGAACAGATTATCGAGCTTGTCGTCGACGCCACCGACGCGGATGCCGACCGTCTCCAACACCCGCACGCCGATGCGCACAAGCCGGTGTTTCAATCCTACGCTGGTCTGCCCGTTCAGCTTCAGCTCCGGCCGAAGCGTGACGCAGCGCGCTGTGAAGGGCAGGCCAACCGTCACCCGGAAATCGACGCTCGGCACCGCCTTTTCCGGCAGGTCGAACGCGCCATCCTCGTCAACCGTGATACCATCGACCACGGCGCCGGCAGCCAGCACCGCGACCGCCTTGCCAGCCAGATGCGCTGCTCCGGTGAAATGCGTCTGCCCGGCCGTCGCCATGACGGTGAGCCCCGCATCGACGAAAAAGGCATCCTCGATCGGATCGCCGTCATCGCGCCACCTTGCCATGCGCTCGATCGACTTTACCCCGTCGCGCTCGATCAGCGCCCACAGCTCATCGTCTAGACCGTTCTGATCCGTGATACAGACGGCCGACAGGATCTTGCCGCCGCCACCCAGGATGATGCGGGCAAAACCCTTGATCTCCTGTTCGGGCGCATGAGGATGCACCGCCATCTGTCCGTCGCCGCGAACACAAAACAGCAGCTCCTCCGGCTCTTTCTGGAACGCCATTTGCAGAATACCCGTCTTGGTGACATGCCGCGACCAGACGGTGATATTGTTGGCGATGTAGCGATCCTTGGCGAAGTCATAGCCGACTTCGCGCAGCTTGCGGCCGCCGCGCTGGATGAAGATTGTCGAGCTGGCAATCTGGACAGGATAGACGCCGACCGATCCATAGAAGCTCTGGGGATCGGCAGCGATATTGTCGCCGCTCACTGCCAGCGCGCTGTTGATGGCCCCCACCGCGATCTCGCGCGATGCTGTCCCGACGATCAGCTTACGATCGCCCACGACCCATAGCGCCGGATCTTCCGTCGCCATGGTGCGCCGAAACGCCATGTCGGCGGAGATCGTGCCGCTGGCCGTCGTCGTGGCGAAATTGACCTGGCCGCCGCCATAGTCGCCGACAACACTGCCATGCACATCGAAATCCTTGATCGCGACCATGCGGCCGCCCCAGATCGTCACCAGGTTCGGCCAGCCCGCCGCAGTCGAGAAAGCCGCGTGCGACCAGCGATAGGACGCGACCGTCGTCAGGCTGCTGGGCAACTGGCGCGTGACGGTGCCGGTTGCCGACAGCCCGTCTCCCGCGACCGTTACGATCGTGACGATGCCATAGAGATCATGGACATAGCGCCATTTGACCCCATAAGGGCCATCGTCGTTGATATCCTTTGTCAGCGTCCCGTCATATTCGGAACCGCTGGTATGGATCGGCTGATTGGAGCCGGTGGTGCCGGCCGTCTCGGCTACATAGGCCCTGCCGCTCGACCGAACCATGGTGCCGATCGTGATGTCCTTCCGGCCGACTTCCCAGGCGATGATGTTCGAAAAATCCTTCGCCTCAATACGAAAGAAGGCGCCCACATGTCCGGCGTTGAAGATCGGCTGCGCCGCGGTGATGGTGACCGCCGCGCCTACATTGACGGCATTGACCAGGACCGTGCTGTTTTCCGTCGTGTTCTGATCGAGGAAGGGGCCATTCTTCAGCGTCAGATTGCTATGCGAGAAAGTCGCTGCGCCGGTTCGCGCGAGCGCCGCCAGAGGATAGGACCGGTGCGCGATGTAAAGCCGGTCATAGCTTTGCTGGAACGACAGCGCCGGCGCCGCCGTGGCGGGATAGGGCGTCGTCACTTCATAGGGTACGCCTGGAGTAGCGTCGATCTGGCCGCCATTGGTAAAGAAGCGGGCCTTCAAGTCGCCCAGCTCGATGACATAGTCCTGCGTCAGGTTGAAGCGGAAGGTCGACAACCAGGTCGAGCTTTCATCCGCAGGCCGGATATATTCGAAACCCGGTCGCTTGACGATCGGCCCATCGACCGTCGGCACGAAATTCTCGCAGGTTTCCAGCCCGATCTGATAGATCGCGGTGTCAGTGCGGCCCATCATTCGGGGCGATAACTCGCCACCGTTGAAGCTGTTGATGATCGACCGGATGACACCCATCAGCGGCGCGGCCCCGCCATCCAGCCACCGCCGAAGCGGGCAGTTTCCCAGCCGGTCCATTCCGGAACGACAGCGGGGTTTTCACGCGCATCGACCCGTTTGGCCTGGCTCAACGCATCCTGGTAATATTGCCAGCCAGCCTGCCGGTCATAGCTGCTGCCCGCGATCCGCGTGCCGATCTGGACAGCGAGCCGCCGGGAAAAGGCGACAGCGAACAGATCGTCCCACAGCGCCGGTTCCTCGATATCCTGCAGGAACCGAATATAGACCGGGCCGATACTGTTGCAGAGGATCGATCGACCCTCCAACTGATAGTCATTGTCGGAAAGGTTGAGCACCTCGACCAGGCGCAGGCATTCCGCCGGCAAGGGAAAGGAATGGGCCCACGGATACGGCACATCATCCAGCGCCTCCGCTGCCAGCCCTTTGCGAGCCATAGCGAAATTCCACATATGGTCGCGAATGGCTGCCTGCCGACACAGCGCCCACACCGCCGCGATAGTGCGGCCGATATGCGTGTCGTCTCCGGGCGACATGATCTGATCGTCCTCGCCGATCAGCGAGGCCGCCATGTTCGCGATGGTGACATAATCCGCCATCGCCTCCGCCCCTTAGACCTGCGGCCAGGGCGCGCGCTGGATCTGCTGACTGAAGGCTTCGAGCATGATGATCGCCTCGCCTTTGGTCAGCTTGGTCTGATCGATGTTCAGCGACATCGTGTCGCTTTGCGCCTCGGCACTGCCGGCGGCGACCGTAACATCCTTCGCGGTAAGACCCGCGCCGCGCTTCATGGTGAGCTTGAACTGGGGCATGACACACTCCGGAAAAAAGAAGGTGCCGGGGCGGCTCGACGGCACCGCCCCGGCTTCGACCTGAAAGGATCAGGCCGAAATCGTGTATTCGATGTCGATGCCGCCGATGATGGCGGAGCCGATACCGGCGGTGCCGAGCGTCAGCCAGAGATCTTCCTCTGCGGTGAGCTTCGCCTGCGCCCAGTTCGCCGCTTTCGGACCCAACGCCACCGGCACATCGACCGTAGTGAGCACCTTGGCGTTGACATATTTGGTCGGCGCAGCAGTCGTACCGATCGACAACGTGGCGGTGCCGAGCGTGGTGTCAGTGATGCCGGTAATCGCCTTGACCTTCGCGCCGATCGGCAACCGACCGAGGTAGAGACGATCTGCCGCCGCCTGGGCGGTGCCAGTCGGGAAAGAGGCGGTGATGACCCGCCGCTTGGCATGAACCAGGCCGCCATCGGCCAGCTTGGGAGGGAGCGTGCCATCGGCAACGCCAACCTGTTCGAGTGCATAACGATCTGCCATGTCCTACTTCCTTGAAAGGACGAGCTTCGATGACGGGCGGGCAAACCCACCCGCCATGATCAGGCTTCGCTGTTGAGGATGATGCCGACCTTGCCGGACTGGGTACGGGAGGTCGCCACGGTCGAACTGGCGAAATACTGTTCGGCGTAGCGCTTGGTCGGCAGCTTATCGCCACCCACCGCGAACAGCTGCTCCCACTCGATCTTCGCCAGGCCGTCCTTCACCCAGAACGGGTTGCGGCGGTAGCCGCTGCCGTCGACCGTCAGGGGAGAGGCGTCGAGCATCGGATTGGACAGTTCCATTTCGATGATCGTCCACCCCAGAATGCGGGTGAAGTTGCCGGTCTGCGCGTCGATCTGGGCGCCCAGGCTCTTGAAGTCCTCCGACGTCAGCTGGACATCCTTCAGCAGATCGTCCTGCTGCTCGGCCGTCAGAACGATAAACCGTTCCTGCTGCATATCGTTGAAATTCTGCGCGAGGATCTTGCGCGCCGTGCGCAGCTTGTCCAGGTTCATGCGCTGCGCGCCCGATGCGCCGCCCTGGGTGACGGGGACAGTCATGCCGCCGGCCAGCGGGGTCAGCGTGGTGCCATCCTTGCCGGTGATCATGTTTCCATACAGACCGAACAGCGACTGATCGTCCCAATGGCGATTGATCGCGTCGCGCTGGGCAATCATGTAGCCCGAACCGATGTTGATGTTAGTGGCCAGCTTGTCGTTCCGGTCGACCAGATCGGCGACGTAGCTTTCGACCGGCTTGGTCACCCACACGCGCTCATGCGGCGTATTGGTGTATTTCGTGTCGCCGTGGCGGTCATTGCCCTTCTGGACCTTCACCGCGCCAAGAAAATCTTTCAGATCGACTTTCTCGGCACCAGCACCATCTACAGGACCGGCCGCGTGCGTATAGATCAGCGACTTGCGCTGCTGCAGCATCATTTCCAGATTGTTCTGGAACTTGGATTGAGCGGTAGTGTTGACTTGATCGGACACGATATGCCCTTTCGAAAATCGGAGTTGAGGCCAATTTGCGAAGGGCTTGCCGGACGAATGCCGGGCCACTCTATCGTTTAACGCCCGCGATCGGCGCCCCGTTCGGGGAGAGCTCCGGGCCGCGAAGGGCTTGCCAGAGACTTAAAGTGTCGGGGAGATCGACCGATCCCCCCGAACCGGAAGCCGTTAAATCTCAAAGCGCGACTCGCCTGTCAAGCGCGCTTTTTGGCCTCCTGATCAATCACATCGTTCAACCGATCCCAGCGCTGCCGTTCGGCGGTGCCGGGCGTCATGATCTTGTCCATGATCGACTGATCGGCCTTCATCCGGTTGATCTCGGCTTGCGCTTCTGATGCCGACACGCCGAACCGGCCCGAGCCGCCGGTGATGAGTGTATCCTCCGCAATGCCGCCGCCGATCTTCGCCAGGAACTTGAGAGCTTCATCCGAACCCCAGGCCGCCTGCAACTGCGCCACCTTCGACCGATCAAGGCCAAGACCACGCATCGCCGCCTGACAATCCGCCAGTTTTGCATCCTTGTCGGCGCCCCAGGCCTTGAGCTGCGCCTGCGTCAGATCGTCCTGGCGCTTCACCTCCGCGATATGATCCTCGACCTGCTGTGCGACATAGGCATTGGCGACAGCCTCGAAGCCCGCCTTGGGCAAGCCATTCTCATGCGCGATCGCCGCCAGCTTGCCGATCATGTCGCCGTCGAGTTCCAGCCCGCCACTGGTTTCCGGCAGCTTGATCTCATAGCCCTCGGCATTCTCCGGCACACCGATCCCCGCACGAAACGCAGCGACCTCCTCGGCACTGGCGCCCTCACCGGGCACTTTCACCCGCCCGCTGTCATGCAAACCCTTTTCGGCGGAGCGATAGGCCTTCACCAGGCCATCGAGATCCTTGAACCCCTTTGCCTTGATGTAGTCGCGATTGCTGGCCGTCTCCCCCTCTCCAATGTCGCCCGAAATGCCGCCATACCAGTCCGGATCGATGACAGCGCCTTCGCCACCGCCGTTGCCCCCATCGGCACCGCCGCCCAGCGCTTCACTGCCATCGGCCGCGCCACCGTCGCCGCCATTATTGCCACCGTCACCGCCGCCCAGAAGCGCCGCTGCCCCACCCACGTCAAAGTCCATCGTCGACCTCCATCATCATTTGGACCGTTTTTTCATCAAGATTGAGAAAGCTCATCAGCCGCAGCCACACCTCGCGACGCCCCTCGCGGCGCGCCATGATCAGCGGATCGGGCGCGAACGCCGTCGTCTGCGCGAAACAAAAATCGCGAAGGTCGGCCAGCACCGCCTCCGCATCGCGCTTGAGCAGGCTGTTTTCCCCAAAGAACACGCGCTCCGCCGCCGCCTCGACACCTTCCTGTTCCAGTTCAACCACCTGCGGTTCAGCCATGAACAGGCGCTTGAAGGCGCGCGACTGGACGATCGCGCGCACGCGCTTCATGTTGCGGACCTGCGTTGCACTCATAGCCCACCTGCGATCTGGTTGCCCTGCGCCATGTCCTTGTACGCGCCGGCGACGGCCGCCATCTGTTCGGCCGTCTGCTGCTGCATCTCCGCATCAGCCCGCGCCTGGCGTTTCGCGGCAACCTTGTCCGGCGTCGCGATCCAGCTCGGCCGCACACCCAGCACATCCGCCAGGCCGGGCGCCGCCGTGTCGGTATCGACATGATCCCAGACGCCAGGATCTACCTGCGCCATAGGCGTCATCGCCTCAATCCAGCGCGTGAAGCCTGCGCCCTCTCCGGCGCGAGCCATCCGGGACAGAGGATTTTCATAATAGACCATCGGCGAAGCGCCCGCCTCGCGCACGACGTCAGGGAAGGGATCGACCTGCCCAGCGGACATCGCCAACTCCAGATCGCGGAGCGTGACGGGGTTCTGCTTTTCGGTTTCGAACCGATCGGCATAGGGCTCTACCAGCGCGCCCTGTTTGGCCGCGATCTCCAGCACGGCCTGCGCCGATCGCTGCACCGCCTGGTCCTGCCGCAGCAGCATCCAGAAATCTTCCAGGAACTCGGTGCGGATGACATTGCGCTCACCCTCGAGCAGTTCGATGCCTACGGGCAGATCGCCACCTTGAGGGATGGCCTTCACCAGTAAATTCCCCGCATGATCCACCAGACCGGGATTGAGCCCGCCAGGCTTGGTCGACAGGCTGGTGATGCCGTCGTCGTCATAGAAGGCGAGGGCGGGATCGACCGCCTTGTGTCCGGCGCGCAGGATCGTCTGCGCCATGACGTTGGCGCCCATGATCGACGGCAGGACATTGCTCGCAGGCGACCGCCCATATTTCTCGCCCGACGCCGTGTCGTGCCGAGACACGCTGATCGGCATGGTGCGGAACCCGCCGCGGTTGAGGATCCATTTCTCCTCCATCGCGATGTACGTCGAAGAGACAGGCTTGCCGCGATAGTCGAGCCGATCGGGCTCCAGATCGCCATTGGGGCGAACGACGTGCAGCACTTCGAATTCATGATGCGCCTTGTCGTTTTTGATCGCCTCGCGCATTTTTGGCGTCAGGCCATCCTCGCCGAATAGTTGGCGCAACTGGCGGGCAGAGCGCTTGAAGCACCGACGCACCGTGTCGACCTCGCCCACCACATCGGTATCGATGTAACATTCATGCAAGGGCAGGGACCGGTAAAACAGCCCCTTGCCACGAAGCTCGCCGTTCCACATCGGCGCCGTGCCATAGCTGCCCGTTTGCCGAAAATCCTCAAAGGCGGCAGTGCCGAACGCGGCGCCGGGGCGATAGCGGATCGCATAAAGCCGATCACCAGCGGCCTCGCACCAGCGCCGGACCTCCGGCAGCTTGTCGAGATCCTTATCGGCGAAACGGATCTTGATATATTGCTCACGCTTGGGCAGCGTGATGGAGCGCATAGCGGCGGCAAAGCGGCCAAGGCTCTGCACCGCCGTCACATCGAAATTGCTCTGCCCGCGACGGTTGCCGGGCGTCTGCCCCAGAAAACCGCCAGCGCTGTTCGGATTGACCCGCTCCTCGATGTCGCGCCACATGCCCTCATAGGGCGCCCGCTCATTCTTGTTGCGGTCGAGCTCGGCGAGCTCGCGCTTGACCAGCGCTTCATCCTGATTTTCGTCCATCCTTCACGCCCCGCCCTTGGGGGCGAACCGGCCGCCGATGCCGGTTCGCCCGATCACATCAGAAAAAGATATCGTTGCTCAACTGATATTTCTGGCCGGCGCCGACCAGCAGCCGTTCCGGCCGAGCCGACCAGGCCACCTGTTTCCCATCGAGCAGCAGGGCGAAGCCCGCGACATGATAGGGTTGCGCACCCGGCCCGGGGCCCTCGATCGTCACCGGCTCGCGCAACATCAACCCCAGCGCATGATCGGCCCACGCATCGCCCTCGACGACGATCGGCGTCACCCCGCTGTCGCGCGCGCCATCTCCGAACAGGATTTCGACCTTGTCCGCCGCCGCGATCTTTGCGCGAAGCTCATCGCGATCGATCTGGTCGATAATGGCCAGTTTGCGCGGCTTGCCCGAAGCCTTCTCACCCGCCGCTACCTTGGCGGCTTTCGCCTTTGCATTGGCCGCATCCAGCTTCGCCTGCAGATCCTTTACCTCCGCCTGGGCACTTTCGAGCTGCGCGCTCGTATCAGCATGCCCGGCAATTTCCACCGTCAGCGCTTGATCCAGTTCGGCGATCCGCCCCTCGCTCGATCCGATTTCGGAGGAGCTGTCCGACAGCAGCGGGTAAGCTGCATGCACCACGGCCTGAAACAAAATGTCCTTTTCCTGTTGCTCCAGCGGCAGATCGGCGAACGGGACGATGCAGGGGTGGGTTTTCTTCTCCGCATCCTTCACCTCGCCATAGACCCAACCATCGGCGAGCTTTTGCGCCATCCAGCTATCATGGCTGGCCGAAGCGTCAGCGTCGGGATTAAGCACATGAAACTCTACACCTTTGAGAACCGTTTCCTGCTGCCAACCCGGCGCATCGTCCCAGGGCAATTGACTGTCATCACCGATCGCGATGCAATGCGCCCTGTTCACCGCATGCGCGACCTGCGCTGTCGCGAGGGCAGCCGCCGCCAAAATTATCACCTGTGTCATGATTTCTCCTTTCAGCTACCGAGCGTCGTCTTGCCGCCAGCGGAGGCCTCGGCGCCCCCCGTGCCGGTCAGGATGTCCGCCGCGCCACCCTTGCGCCGCAGCAGTTCATCATTGGCCTGGATCTGGGCTGCGGCGTCGTCGCGCGTCGCGGTGGGGAGGGCGTTCGGCACCTTCCCCGGCGTGGCCACCAGCCCCACCGCCTTCAAAACCCCCGTCACCGCTTTCCGCACGAACGCCATAAAACCTCCTCAAAATCCCCGCAGAACATCGAAATCGCTGTCATTCACGACGCGCCGACCAGACCCACGCGGATCTCGGCCGCGAATTTTCGTGATGACATGCTCGCCCTCGAGGGCGGCGTATTGCTCGGCATCGACCACATGCGTGAAGATCGTGTCGGCGACTTCCATCGAACCGCGCGTTTCGCCCGTCGAAAGCTGGGCCTTCTGGTAGCGATAGCCCCCGCTATGCGCCTTGATCAGGTGCGAACAGGCCTGGTTGACGTGATAGCCATCCCGCTCCGACTGCGCCTTCCAGATCGCTTCCTGCCGAAGCGCCTCGCGATTGCTTTTCGCCCGCCGGATCGGGCCCAGGCCGATCGCGGCCTGGCACGCGAGGATCCAGTCATGTTCATTGTCTTCGCGATCGTCGGCGGCGAAAGCGGCAGGATCGGCGACCAGGCGGACATCATCGGCCGTGACGCCGGGAAAATGCTCCAGCGCGGCGGCGCGCACTTTCTTGCCGAACGCCGTCGGGCCCATCTTGAGCAGCTTCCCCTTTTTCGCGCGGTCGAGGTTCACGACCTCGCGATGGGTGCGGATCTGATTATATTCATTCCGCTGCAGGAAAACCGCCGCCGCGAACAACCCCTGGTCAAGCCCGACGATCAACTTGCGCTTGCGCATCCATTCGGTCGGTCGGACATGCAGGCCATGCGCGAATTCGCCATTGACCGGCAGACCGTGCATCAGTGCGACCGGCTTGTTATGCACCATGCGGTCGACATAGCCGGGCTTATGCTTGTTCGCGGCGATCTGCAGGACGTAATAGCCCCTGCCGTTGGGCAGGTTGTGCAGATTTTCCGCGTCCGCTTCCATGCCGCCGGGCTGCACGAACGTCTCGATCAGGTCGCGGCCGTTCAGCGCGGTCTCCAGCATCGCCTTGTCCTCATCGGACATGCCGGCCAGATCCTTGTCGAAAGCCAGCTCATAGGCGTGGTTCTCGACATCGGGCATGTTCATCGAGATGATGATCTGCGGATCGACCACGCTCGACGGGTCAAGATCACTGAAACGACCGACGCGGCCCGTCAGATAGGGCACCAGGTCGGCGGGCTGGAGATCCGCCTCATCGATGATGACGGCGTTGACTTCCCAGCCGCGACAGGCTTCCTCGACCGTCTGCGTGCCGATCGCCCGGAACTCATATTCGATATCGAGGATTTCGAGCACGGCGCCCGACTGGGCGTCACGCCGGATAACCTTGCGGAACCGATGGGTACGCGGCGCGGACCAACTGAACTTCCCCTCGCTTTCAGGAACGATCGTATGCCAGGATTTGATCGTGGTACTGTCGAGGCTGGGATAGCTTTCGCGGATGACGCCGATGCGCGCCTTGCGCACCAGCACCCCATTGACCACCCGGCCGCCCTGCTGCGCACCGACGACCAGGCCGCATTGCAGCGCCGCCATGGTCTTACCCGAGCCCACCGGCCCGATGATGATCTTGATGAACGCCCGCGACCGCATGAACGCATCCGCGATCGGGCCTGGCGAGCGCAGCAGCCGCCGCTGAAGATCCCGCGTCGTCATTTGCCGTCGCCCTCGTCATCGAGCGGCATGAAATCGCCCTCGATAATATTCTGCACTTCAGCCGCGTTGTGCGTGACGCCCGCGATGACCAGATCGGACAGGCCGGTGAAATTCATGTCGACCGCGAGCGGCTTTTTCCCGACCAGATAGGGCATGAGGGTTTCCGCGCAGCGGACGCGTAGCGCCTCGGCCTCGCCATAGCTCATCCGCTCGACCACGATGTTCGGCTTGCCGTTCTTGCGGAAGCTATGGACCTTGGGTTGCTTCGACGCTTCGATCAGCACCTCCGGCGGCGTCGACTGGATTTGCATCAACGTGATCGCGGGATGCTGGCCGAACTGCATGATGTAGCGCTCGAAATCATCGGTTCGCTTGTTCCGGGAACCCTTGGGTCGGCCACCCCGACGCTTCCGCGCCTCGCGCAGCACCGCCATATGCGGCGCTTCCCGTCCCAACGCTTCGCGGGCTTCGACCATTTCCTCGGGCGTCACCGGGCCGAACAGATCTTCCTGCTGCGCCTCCTCGGCAGCGGCGACCTCGACTAATGCCTTGGCCTGCTCGATCTGCGCGTTAAGCGGATCCTTGGGCCGATCAGTTGACATGCGCGCCTCCGCCGTTACCCTGACCAGATCGACGAAGCCCCCAATCGGCACTCACACCCCGGCCCGGCGCTGCAGAGCGAACGGCAAGGGAAGCGCGATCCCCCGGCCCCGTATCCCCCCTTCGAACTTGGCGCGCCTCCGGCTTCCCTGCATGGCAGGCATGAAAACGGCTTTGGGCCGAAATCAGAAAAATCGCGTCCGCTAGGGGGCTGGGGACAGGGCGGCGCGGCGAAGGGGGGGCACCCCCCTCCGGCTGGGCGAGCCGATCGGCACCGGCCCCGCCGACCAGGGCGACCCGCGCCGCGCCGCTGTTCAGCCTGCATAGCTTCCGCCGAGGCTCGACAACCCACGGATTTCCGCGCCCTTCGCCCACCTGTTCCAACATCGCTGTTCCAACACGCCCCGAGCGACCCGCGCAAACCCGCAGAAATCCGCCATTCTTGCCGACGCGCCGCGCCTGGTCGCGATCAGCGCCGCCGACCCAGCCACCCCGCCGCCCGGCCGGAATTCCGGCCCCGAAAGTTTCGCGGCCGCGCCCCTCTTTTTGCCCCCTGATCCGCAGGTCCGAAGGGCTGGCATGAAGGGAGATTGTGTTTCCGCCCCCTATTTTATTCCGAAACTGGCGGTTTTCCGTGGGTTTCAGGTCGCAACGGCGCGCCGGTTCTGGCGAGAACCAAGTGAGAACCAAGCCAGAACCATTAAACCTATGATCATAAAGGATAATCACATGTGGTTCTGTGGTTCTGTATTTTTGCCTCGCATATACGCGCGCGTCTACGCGTACGTACGCGTACGCGCATGACGCGAGGGCAAAACCCGAGAACCGGAGAACCGGACGAAAATATCCTGCGATTTCAATATGTTGATGGTTCTGGCGCGGTTCTGCGTTGGTTCTCGTCAGAACCAACCCCCCCGGCCCGAATGGCGTCGGCCAATGGCAATCCATCTTAACTGCCACCCAACGGGCCGGGGTGCAACGCGAAACAAACGGCGCGCGATGACACGGGCCAGGGTTCGCTACGGCGAGGGGAGCGAATGCAGAGCGGCCGCCGGTCGCTGCGCTCGTCGCCAGCTGCTGCGCAGCCGTCGCCGTGCTCGCTGCGGCCGCAGTTGAGGCGCCAAGATCTTCCCTCGGCGAGAGAGCCCCAAGAGAGCACCCGCGCACCGCGTCGCTGCGCGCCGCTGCGGGTGCGATTTTCGCTCTTGACATGGCGCTTACATGCGGGGTTTCGCGGGCGAAAATCTTTTTTGTTGAGTGGATTGACAGGTGCGAAATCATGCCTCGCTCCCCTTATTATTCCACCGCGCGGCAGCCGGAATTTCACTCTCGTCAATGACCTGATCCAGAGGCACCAGAGTGGCGGTCAGGCTTGATCTGGCGAACTTGACCTTCACACCCTCGACCGCCCCCGGGCTGCGTCCCAGCGCTTGCGCCCAGACGCCATTCGCCCACTTCTTGCCAACGAACATGCCCGCAATGGCCTGATGCGAATTGGCGACCGCAAGAAACCCGGGCGTGCCAGGCTCCCAGATCTTCGACCCGGTTTCGGTCGTCGACACGATTTTGAGGCCCATTTCCTGCAGGCGCCGGTGATAGCGGTTCTCCGACAACGGATCGCACATGTCCTGGACGGCCGAGCCGATCCACGTCCCGATGCTTTCCCGTTCGTCCCCGCCGCGCGCCTGCACCATCGTGGTGCGCATGTGGGTCAGGCAAAGCTCATGCTCTTCCGCGCTATCCGCGACCTCGCGCAACAACCGGACCTCGCACAGGCTCGCAATCTCCTCGACCGTCTCCAGATCGGGCAACTCATCGTAAAGCACCAGGTCGGCGCAGGCGAGCAGCGTGCCGAACTGGTCGCACGCGCGCGCCTTGTGCCCCATGTCGGACAGCGCGGTTCGATAGGCGCGCAGCGTCTCATCCCAGCGCGGCCAGCCATCGACCATCCGGCGCAGGATCTTGCGCCCCATCTCCGGCAGGCGCGCCGCCTTCAGATCTGGCTCCTTCGCGCCTTGGGGCAGGGGATTGAGCGCGCATACGGCCCATCGGCTGCGATCCTGCGGTTCCATCGGCGGAATAAGGATCGACGACGCCCAGAACACGCTCTGCAGCGTGAATTCCATCGCCTGATGGTCCTGCCCGCCGCGATGGGCATCATCGCCGCTGGAAGATACGCGGGCGAGCTCCAGAATGGACTTCGTGCGCCGCTGATCTTCCTCCGCTTCCAGCTCGTCCAGGAACACCGGCACGGTCGCGTTGCGCAATCGCTGGCGGATGCCCGCCGCCGTGGTGTCGGCCGATCGCAGCTGCCCTTTGCCGAACAGCTGATGAAGCAGCATATTCTTGCCGTTCAACGTCGATTTGCCCGTGCCGCGTCCGCCCGTGATCCAGATATTCGGACGCCAATCGAGCGCGCCACCGATGTAACTGGCGCCGATCGCGCCGACCACCAGCAACGGATCGAGCAGCGGCCGCTTCCAGTTCCACGTCGCGATCATGGCGCGTAGCTGCTCGCCGGTCAGGACGGGCCCGGGCTCTGGCCACGGCGTCGCCAGCGCTGGAGCGCTGGGATAGACATGGTCGCCATGCATGCCGGTCGGAAAATATTCGATCTCATCGCCGTCGCCATTCAGGCGCAGCCGCCGACGCATCACGCGATTGCCCAAATGCAGCACCAGCGCATCATTGTCGCTGCGATGGGCTCCAGCGCCGCGAATTTTCCCCGCCGGGTCGAATATCCCGCGCCTGGTGCATTCGATGATCAGCGCGCGGCTTGCCTCATCCTGCTTAAAGCCAGTGATGCGCGATGGCTCAGTAATCTCGCCCGATTTCTTGTCGACTTTCGGCGCAGACCATTGGGGAAAATTCAGTTCCAGCCAGTTATACTTCGCGCCGAATAGACCAACGAGGCTATTCTTGCCGTGGCGATTGCCCATATCCAGATCAATGATTTGACCATTGATGTCGAGATACCAGCATTTCTGGTGCAGCACGCCCAAACAAGTCACCGGACATTCGCGGGGCAGGGGAGGCGCATCCAGATCGTCGCCATCATCATAGCCGCCGAACGGCCCGATATCGCCCTCATCCGCCAGCTGGGGCGCATCCTGCGCGCCGTCGATCGCGGCGCCGATGTCGACGATGTTGTCGCGCCTGGTCGCCATCACTCAGCGCTCCCCGCAAAGGCGGCAGAGAAACGCGAGGCATGCCCCCCCCCCATAGACACGATTGGCCAGAACCAAGATCCAGCCAGCAGGCGGCGTATCAGGCACGGCGCCTATCCCCTTGGCCCGGCACTGGCGGCAATGGACGATCCCGCTCATGCCGCGTCACCCCGCGAAAACCGATCATAGCGCTTCTCCATCTCGCCATAGCGAGGCAGCGCGATCTTCTCGGGACGGGGCCGAGGAGGCGACACCAACCCCTCGGCCCGCGCGCCTGCGGACGGGGACGCTTGTCTGTCGCCCCCATCCACCGCGACCGGCGCCCCCGCAACGCCGCCCTTCTCCAACTCCGCCATGCGCGCCTCGGCCTGGGCAGCGGTGCAGCTGCCACCCAATATCTTCGCGCACTCGGCAAAGCTGAACAGATCCTCGCGCAGCTGCCTCAACTCGCGATCGCGCCGGGGCGTCCAGCGGAACGGCCGACCGTCCCCTGCGCCCCGCGCCTTAGCCGCGGCGATCGCAATCGCCTCCGCATGCGTCATCATGCCGCTTTCTCCCCAGCGCCACCGCGCTGCAGCCATTCGTTGAAATCCTTGAACCCGACCGGCGGCATCGCATATTTGACCCGCACGCCCCGCGCCTGCTGCCGGGCGATCACCCGCTCCAGCAGATCAACGGCCGAACTGCCCGCCTCATCGCGATCGCACAGGATCACCAGCTCGCCGACGCGATCCGGCCACACGATCGACCCGATATTGCCCAGCGAATAACCCGCGCCGACGCGGATCTCCGGCTTGGCCATGGCGACCGTCAGCGCATCCTCGATCCCCTCGGCGACGTGCATGGCCTCGCCCTCGGGCATGTCCGCCATCGACTTGCCCGACGCGCCCTTGCGCAACGGAATGAAGGATCCGCCGCAAGCGCCCAGCACCATCTTGGCGTTGGGGCTGTCCAGCTTCACCCAGCCGCGCCGGGGATCATGCTGCAGATAGGTGCGATGCGTCGCCACATGCTGCCCGTCGGGCGTGAACATGGCCGACACCATCGCCGGGATCTTCACGCTCAACTCGCGGTTCCACACCTCGGCATGGAAGCGCAGCGCGCCGGGCCACTTGCCCAGCGCTTCGATCTTGATGCCGCGTCCGCGCAGATAAGCCTCGGCCGGGGTGCCGCCGATCGGCTTGCTCCCCATCCACAACGCCACCGCGCGTCGGCGCTTCTGCTCCTTGATCTCGCGGGCCTTGCGCTCGCTTTCTTCGCTCGCCTCGCGTGCCTCGCGCTTGCGGACCTCCAACCGGGCCGGGTCGAGATGATCCAGCCCCAGCCAGCTTTTCGCCCACTTGATCGCCTCGCCAATCTCGCCGCCGAACCGCACATGGCGGATCAGATGCAGGCAGTCGCCGCCCAGATAGCCATTGCCGCTGGGCTCGGAAAAATCGGTCCACATGCCCTTATTCGGGCCGGACACATTGATTTTCAGGCTCTGCCCCGGCTCGCCCGACAGCGACCCGACGCTCAGGAAATGCCCGTCGCGCCGACAGTTGGGCAACAGCTCCCAGGCAAGCCGCTCGATATCCTCGCGCAGCAGCTGCTCGATCTCGCGGACCTCGATGGCATAGCGCCCGGCGGATGCACCGCGATCGCTCATGGCCGACCGTCCCGCCAGTCGCGAAGCTTCCGCGACAGCTCGAATAGCCCGATGGAGCCGATCAGGATGAGGATATCGATCGTCAGCCTCATCGCGCCCACTCCGGCGGAAAGACTGACAGTTCCAGCCTGGTGAATGGACGCCCTGCAGATCCGGCGGGGACGGGAACCGGTGCCCCCGCCGGATCTGAGGCGACCCCCGGCGATGTCAAAGCATCGCCAGTCGGCAAACCTTCCACTTCACGCAGCAGCCTGTTCGCGACGCGCAGCTCCACCAGCGCATCGTTGACCGCGCGCACGGCATTTTGCTTCCGCCATTTCGCTAAAGCTAATTCCCCCGCCATCCCGGCTAACCCGCTCTGAAATGCTGAGATTTCAGCAAAGGAAGGAAAATCGTTAACCATGATCTTCCAAGAAATTCCGCCACGACAACTTGAAAAGAGCGGGATTTAACTTGGACTATTGGATTGAAAATGCGCCGATCGTCGAAACCACCGGCGACAATGTCCGTATGAAGACCGGCGCCCACGGCGTCGTCATGCCGCGCCACGTCGCCCTGCGCCTGGCCCGCGAACTGTTCGCGGCGATCGCGGAACTGGAAGACCGCCCGACGGCGCCCGTCGTGGCGCTGCATCAGGCCGGATAGACAGGGCCGGGGGGTCTTTCGGGCGGCGAGGCTTGCACCCCGCCGCCCTTCCATCCATGCCGTCAGAACCACCAATGACCAAATTGAGGGCGACATGGACGAAATCAAAATCACGCCGCTGCACACGCTGGCGGCGCGGCTTTCAGTGATCGAGCTGCTGATGCACGACATCATCGCCCACTCCCTCGCGGACGAAGCGGACCTGCAAGCATGGATGCAATCCATCGCGCCGGGCGCGAGCGCAGCTGCCGATGCTCGCGGCCTGACGCCGGAGGCGATCGCCTATCAGACGGCATGGGATGATGCGCTGACGGGCGTGCAGCGTCAGTTTGCACATCTGCGTCGAGCGCGTGGCCAAGCTCGGCGAGCTGGTCGATAGCCGCCAGATGAGCGGAAAGGGGGAACCGCAACATTATGCAGCATCCTTTTGCGCATCAAGTGGCGGCAAATCGTAAAAATCATTAGGTGCAATGACGCCATCAGTGATGGCGTACAGATCCGCCATCGTCGTTTGGCCGGGAATTCGCTTGCGCTTCTCCCAGTCATTCCACGCCGCACGACTGACACCGATCAGACCGGCAGCATGCTCCATCGTCATCGGCTTGCCGTTCACAATCTGCGAGCGGCGCCACTTTTCGAGAGGATGCAATGCTTGTTTCGACATGGGACGCCTGAGTTAGCATTCTGCTAACACCTTGACAACGCTTTGTTCGCAATTCACGAGCTATTTTCATGTCAGCAGAAGTCTTACATTTTCGTCCCATGACGGAGATGCCGAACAGGATCAGGGAGTTGCGCATGGCGCGTGGCTGGTCCCAAGACCAGCTTGCGGCGCGTGTCGGTTGTTCGAAGCCGCAGATCAGTGACCTCGAACGCGGCAATCGCGGCCTCGATCTGGACTGGATGCGGCGCCTTGCTGACGCTCTAGGCGTCCTGCCCGCGCATCTCCTCAGTGACCATGACAACCCCGAACGTCTGACGGACGAGGAACGGGCATTGATCTGGCGCTACAGAGATATGCCGGCTGGTGAGCGAGAAATGCTGGAGCGCGTCGCGGACGTTCGTCCGGCTTATCGTGAGCAGCCGAGGGATAAGAACGCCGCCTAATGCGGCGACATTCCTACGACATTTCTACCATCGTTGTGCGGGCCCTACTGCTCGGCTCCTTCGCGACGCTCATCGCGGGAATTATTGCCGAACCGCTGGGCTACTGGCGCGCTGGCGAAATCCTGATCGATGTCGGCCTTTTCGGGAATGTGGCCGGAATTATCGCGATGGTCTGGGTGGGGGTGAGATATTGAGATGCGCAAATTGATGACGATCTCAATCGTGGCATGTTTAGCCGCTTCTTCGCCGCTCTATGCTGGCGATCGGTTTGATCGCGCCAAGGCTGCCAATGACACGTGGGAGAAATGCGTCATCGGTCAAGCTGTCATTCTGAAAGATCAAACCTCGCCTTACAACGCCGTGGAAGCGGCTTTCGGCCGCTGCGATGAGGCGGAGCAGTCTTTCCGCTTTGAACTAAAGCGCTGGTCGAAGGGGCCTCTCGGCGCATTCGGGTCATCAGCCTCACCGCGCCGCTTGGATGAGATGCTGGAGCAGGAGCGCGAACGGATACGTCGGCGCGCGACCTCTGAAATGTTCATAGGTCGCTGACGAGGAGTTAGCAAAACGCGAACTTTGTTATTGACGTTGTTAGCATATTGCTGACATAAGACCTCCGTTCACACCGAACGGAGGCCCAATGCCATGCACCTTGTCCCGATACCGGCCGACAATGTGATGCCTTTCCCGGCGATGCCGGCGGCACCACGTCAAAGCCGTCCTTCACCGATCCCCGACCGCGCCGACCCCACCTGGACGATGGCCGCCATCGCCCGCATGCTGGGCGTCCACTGGCGCAGCGAGCGCTGGCAGCGCGCCTATTTTCGCGACCTGATCGCCAACGCCCGCTTCCCTAAACCACTGCCGACCCGCCACCTTGGCGGACTGGTCGACGATGTGGTGCCGCGCAAATCGCGCTGGCTGCCCGCCGCCGTCACCGGCTGGATCAACGGCCACCTGCCCAGCGAAGCGCTCGAAGCCCAGGCCGAGCAGGACGCCACCGCCGCCGCCGACCGCCTAGACGCGGCCGCCGACAATCTGTTCGGAGGCAGCGCGGCATGAGGAACCTGCGGGGGGAAAAGACCCAGGGCTTCGTTTCCATGGACGGAGACGATCCCGAATATGGCGCGCCCACCCGGCCGATTACGGTCGACGGCATCACCTATTTGCCAGCGACCGATTGCACCTTCGCATCGCCGGAGGACAATCGCGGCCGCAGGCACGGGATGCTGTTGGTCAGCCTGGGACGCGCTGGCCTGAATGTCGCCATGTCTCCGGCGTCGCTGCGCACCTTCGCCAGCCACATGAACAAGGTGGCAGGGGAGATCGAGGCAGCCGCCAAGGCGCAGACCGACGCGGCACTCGCCCGCGCCGCCGGGAGGAACCGGGCATGACCGCTCCGAAGCTCGCTCCGGCGCAAATGGCGCATAAGCATTTAGGCGGATTGTATTTGCAGCCCGTCAGCCGCAACACGAAAGAGCCGGGCGATGCATCCCCCCGCCGCGTCCGGCTCCAGGCGCCACCGCGCCGACCCGATCCGTTGGCAGTGACTGACACTCCTGTTCAGCGGGTCGGGCTTGTGGTGGCCATCCTGATGATCGGCCTTGGCCTTCTCGTCATGACGCCGAACCCGGTCACCTGGCCCTGACGGCCAATTCCCAAATTCAGATGCGCGAGGCGGGGCGCGCGGCGCGGCGGTACGACCGCCGGGGCGAAAGCCGGTAGACCAAAGGCGTTGACGCCACCCGCCACCTTCACAGGAGGCACCCCCATGAACCGCGCAGAACGCCGCAGCCTTGGCGTCAAGAAAGACTTGATCGAAACGCAGTGGCGGTCGCTCGCCAAAGCAACCGGCATTTCAGAAAAAGACAATCCGGTTCAGTATCAGGAGATGCGGCGAGGCTTCTTCTCAGGAGCTTTCGCGCTGCTGCAATCGATCATCAGTGTCCTCGAACCAGGCGACGAACCCACCGACAAAGATCTGGCCCAGATGGATGCCATCGATCAGGAAATAACCCAATTCTTTCTGACGATCGGCAGCCCGTTCGAGGGACAGTCCATGGGAGGGGAGGCATGACCGACGCCTTCACCCCGCAAAGCCTGCGCCTCACGCCCGAGCCGCCGATCGCCACCGCCAACAGCGAACCGACCCTCGACTTTCTCACCGGTCCCGCATTGCGAATGGTTATCGCCGAGCGGATGGAGCAGATCGAGACGCACGGGCACCACCCCGACCATGATCTCGCCTACGACCAGGTCGAACTGGCGCTGGCAGGCAAGGCCTATCTCGACACCTACATCGATCTGGCCTTGGCGCCGGAGATGGCGCGCAAGCCCGACGACGTGCCGGAAAGCTGGCCGTGGCCGCATCATTTCTGGAAGGAACCCGGTCCGGCCGACCAGGTCAAGGCGCTGACCAAAGCCATCGCCCTGCAAATGGCCGAACTGGACCGCGTCCTTGCCGCCCTCGCCATCATCCACGCGGCCCGACCGCTTATCACCCAGGAGTAAAATTATGAGCGAAGGAAACGTCGCAGCCGACCAGCTGCGCCTGCTGATCGAGCGCATCGAGCGCCTCGAGGACGAGAAAAAGGGCATCAGCGACGACATCAAGGATGTCTATCTGGAGGCCAAGGCCACCGGCTACGACCCCAAGATCATCCGCAACATCGTCCGCCTGCGGAAGATGCCCGCCCACGACCGGCAGGAAATGGAAGCGATCCTGCAGACCTATCTCGCAGCGCTGGGGATGGAATGATGGCGACGATCGCGCACACGCCGGGGCCTTGGACGGTTAATGGCTCAACGGTTTTTGGCCCTGATGACGCACATGGTCATGTGGTTCATGTTGCTGTCCTTGCTCATGGGTTGAAGCTCGAAGCTAATGGCCGCCTGATCACGACCGCGCCAGATCTACTCGATATCGCGGTTCGATTGGTGAAATGGGACAAGGAATTCCCGGTCAACTGCCACAATGGATATGTCGGCCTTAAGGAACTCGACGCGATCATCGCCGCCGGTTCCGTCGCGATCGCGAAAGCGATGGAGGCTTCCTGATGTTCCAGCCCGACGATCACGATCGCCGTCAGGCGGAAAGCGTTCGCCGAGCCGAGCGGGGCATGCTCGGCCTAGTCGCCGTGTTCGTCCTGCTCATGATCTATCGGGTCGGACAGGCATGGTGGGAGGGTCGGCTATGACTAACGCCGAACGCATCCAGCTCCACCGCCTGCCGACCCAACTGGATCTTGTCCGCCGCCGCCTGGAGCAACTGGACCGCACCCCGCGCCATGAGCGCAAGAAATACTGGCGCCACCGCCACGCCGCGGCGGTCGCCAAGCACAAACGCCTGACCGAACGCGCCGCCGCCTTCGGACTGGCCGACCTCGTCACGGGAGAAGTCGCATGACCGCCATCGACCACAATTTCCCCTGCCTGTCGCCCGACAGTGCCCCCCCTCAGACCATTCCCAATCGTCTGCTGCTGGCCGAACTGGAGCGAGAGCTGCACCAGCGTCGCGACAGCTATCCGGGGCGCGTCGACAAGGGACGGATGCACCGCCTCGACGCGGAGCGCGGCATCGACCTGATGCGCGCCCTGGTCGAGGATTACAAACGGTCCGTGGCTCTGGACCTGTGGTACGAAAACAAGGAAAGCCCCCAGGGCGATGCGCTTTGGCTGGCCCTGGTAAAACAGCAGGCAGCCGCCGACGCGGCGCTGCAACCCTTCCGCTGGTCGGAGATCGTGGCCGAGCTGCAGCGCGAAATTCGCAAGCGCCGCAAATATTATCCGCAATGGGTCGCCGCCGGCACGCTGGAGCCGATGCGCGCCCGCCACCAGATGGAACGCATCGAGACAGTCCACTTCCACTGGTGGCGCGGCATGGCCCACTTCATGCCCGACGATCTGCACCATGTGCAGCACAAGGTCCGCCAGCCCGGCCCGGAGCGCAACGCCTACTACACCGCCTGCCGCGCCCACCGCGCCCGCTTCGATCCCGACAGCGACCGGGGCGATTATGCCGCAGCCGAGGAACAGCAGGAACTGGCGCTGTGAAATGGCACCTGTCCGCCAGCGCCTATCATGAACTCCAGCGAAGCGAGAACGCCTCGCTCCGCCCCGGCTTCGACCTGATCGGCAACCCGACCTTCGGCCAGTGGATGGGAACGCAGATCTTCGAAAGCCACCTGTTCCCATACCAGTCGACCTGCGCCCAATGCCACGGAAGCGGCGACGGCGGCGAGACCTCGACATGGTGCCTGTCATGCCAGGGAACCGGCGGCGCCACGATCGACGGCCTCGGCATCGACCATCGGAACAAGACCTATCTACTCGCCAAACCGCTACCGCGCCGCTTCGCGATCAGCTTCCCCACCAAGATTTCAGTCCCCGCCGCGCCGATGCGCGGCCGTATCAAGGAGGTTCGCCTGTAATGACCTGGAAACCCGACATCGTGATCTATCACAGCCCCTGCGACGATGGCTTTGGAGCCGCCTGGGCAGCCTGGAAGCGCTGGGGCGACAGCGTCGAATATGTGCCCGCCACCTATGGCAAGCCCGCTCCAGACGTGGCGGGCAAGCATGTCCTCATGGCTGATTTCAGCTACAAGCGCCTGGAGCTTGAGGCGATGGCCCAATCTGCGAAGTCGATCATCATCCTCGACCACCACAAGACCGCCCGTGACGAGCTGGCGCCATTCCAATATGGCGCATCCAACTCGCGAGGCGCGATGTCGATCGACGATGTCCCGGCCGTCATGATAGCGACCGCCGAATTTCAGAAACCCGCTGTTGCTGCCGTATTTGATATGGATCGCAGCGGCGCCCGCATGACATGGGACTTTTGTCACCCGGACAAGGATGTCCCCGAGCTGATCCGCTTAATCGAGGATCGCGATCTCTGCCGCTTCGACTATCCGCAGACCCGCGCTTTCAGCCTATGGCTTCGCTCGCACCGCTACGATTTCCAGACATGGGACCGCATTGCTCAGCAGATGGACAGCGCCGCAGCCGCCGACATCATGCGCCAGGCGATCGCGATCGAGGGCTTTTACGACCAAAAGATCAGCGAGATCGCCGCGACCGCCCGCTGGTTGAAGATCAACAATATCCCCGTACCAGTCGCCAACTGCACT